TGTCGGAGCTGGAGTTAGATCCCACTTCATTAGATTGTCTTTGTTACCGCAAGGAACAACAATATGAACTTATATTACAATTCTAATCAAAAACTATTAATGTCTATTGACTCTCTAATTACTTACTATTATATTTCTAATAGTTATCCACTCTTATGGAACTCACAAAGAAATCCCAGGAATTCATCAGTAATCACTTTGGCTTCACACCTGAGAAGATGACCATGAATAATCCAGACGGCACTAAATCCATTGCTTATCTCATGCCATCCAGAAATGGAATGGAACCATGGGGAATCCAACAGATAGAAGAATACGTTTCTTTTATGACTGGAGGTGCTAAGTAATGAAAGACACTACTTACAACGGATGGAGCAACTACGAGACTTGGAACGTAGCTCTTTGGATTGATAACGAGTATTACAACTACTCGTTAGCAATGCTCCCATCAGTCAAGACTTACAAAGATTTTGTAGGTGTAATGAAAGATTCTTATTACAACAATAAGAACGCTGACTACAACTACAGGAACGGAACAGGCGATGGCATCAGTTGGACTGATCCTAAGCTGAACATCCAAGAACTTGATGACAAGATCAAGGAGCTTAAGTCATGAGAATATTCTTCGACATCAAACTTCAGGGGGGCACTGCTGCCCCTGAAGATCTCATTAAGTTGCTTGATAAGATCGATGACTTAATGACCGGTGAATACAACTGGATAGTTGATGGTGTCTACGATCACGGCATCACCGACACACCAACACTAGAAGACTTGGAGTTGAGAAGAGAGGAAGCACCAGATACCGCACCTCTTTACTTGCTTCAAGACTTCACTACTACATGTGAGCCTGACTAATGAAGCCAACTAAAAAAGAAATTAAATTTATGGAAGCTTTATTACTTGCCATCACCGCACCTAGTGAAGAATACAAAGAAGAATGTATTCAAATGGCATCATCTATTGGCTCATCTCTTACTGAAAAGCAACGAGATTTAGCCATGAAAGGTGTTGAATGTCGCATTGAATATGCTCGGAGGTATGGCAAATGATTGAATCATTTGAAGTGATGCAAGTTACACCTGAGATAGCGTTATCTATTCTTACAAATAAGAACTGTAAGAATAGGAATATATCTAAGGCTAATCTCCGCAACCTCACCAATGCAATGCTTAATGGTGAGTGGAAACTAACTAATCAAGGGATTAGTTTTGATAGGGAAGGCAACCTATTAGATGGGCAGCACCGGCTACAGGCAATCATTGAGTCTGAAGTCACGTGCACCATGCTTGTCGGTAAAAACATGGATCCTGCTATTTTTAACTGTATTGATACAGGTAAAGCAAGAACAGCAGGTGACACGTTAGATATTGCAGGCAGTACCAACGGCAAGACCATTGCTGCTGCTGTTAAGTTGGTTGGTTTCTATCAGGAGCTTGCACCTGATAACGCATGGTCTAGCTTTAACAAGCCGAGCCATGAAAAGATCAGGAAGAATTATCTTAAAGAGAAAGACCTCTACGAAGAGGCAGCTATCACAGTAAGAGATAAGGCAAGACAAGGAAGACACTTACTACCTGCAAGTATTGTTGTTGCTTTCTATGTGCTTGCATCTAAACGTGGCTGGCCTGCTAGGAAGATTGATTTCTTTTTAGACAAGGTATATATAGGTGCAAGCCTGCAACCTGACGATGTATGCCTGTCATTTAGAAACCAGCTATCAGCTAGGGAGTACAAACGCAGGGGTGCTAACAGTCAAAGGTATTTGTTGAACGCTTTTATTAAATGCTTCAACACTAATGCTAGTCACACTCCGACTAAGAAATTCTGGGCACCGCAAGACGGTTCAAATATGTACCAGATTAAGAAGTTCTCTCCAATACTAGAACTACCTAGTTAATTAGGTGTGGCATCTTTCGTTTAACAAGTACGACAGTGTAAGTCCACATCCAATAGTTCACTTATGCTTTCACCTGCATACCCATGCACCAAATAACAATTCCAGTAACAGACAAGCAGTACAGTTTCTTGTCACGTGTAGCCAAAGAGAATAGGAGAACCCTATCTCAGGTTATTTATCTAATGATTGAGACAGGCCATTGCCTCGGCTATGAGTGCATGTCTATGAATGTCGATAAGACAGACGATGAGATCTCCCAAGAGGATAAAGATCAGATCGCTATCAACGACAAGATAAAGAAAGAACACCCTAATCATTCTTATACAAAGTGGGAAGAACTAGGGTATAAGCACGTGTGCACCCACTACTCACAAGACATGGCTGAAGCTGTGTTTAGAAGTATCGGTGATCTTGTTACAGATACATCACCACTTAACGAGGGTTAGCTTATGGTTCCTACTGAATCAACTAAGAAAATCACCTGCAAAGATGGTGAGTGCACAGTGACAGAGTGCTACGAGCCAATGAGAAAGTACTCACGTACTGGCTTTGATGGTAAGTACATCAAGTGCTCTCATTGCGAGGCAACTCACAAGGTGTACCACCTAAGAGACAAGGTGATTACTTGCCCAACATGCAAGACATCCAGTGATAAGTATCAGTGGATGATTGAGCGTGAGGCTATTTACAGCAGCTATTAATCAATGGGGGATAACAGTTGCGGAGTCTCAGTTGAGCAGGCGTGTCAACCCCCAACCAATCCAATTGTTTCCTAATGAATTCTCATGTCTAAATCTTCTGACTCCAACCAGCTAAACATCAGGCTTGACCCTGAAATCAACGACCTACTTGAAGCAGAGATGCAGCAAGTACTAGCAAGAAAGGAAAAGATAAGGCAATCTGTTGGCCCTGAAGAGTATGACCTACTACATGGCAAACCAACAGCACCTACCAGAGTGGAGACTGCCAAACGAATACTCAGTCATGCTCTTATTAAACTAAATCCACCACTACCAGAAACTATCGATGTCACTGCCAATGACAACTCCAACCAATGAGCTAGTGCCACTGCAAACAAGAACATCACGTGACTATGCCGCAATGCTTAGTCACGTTGGTGATTTAAAAGGCATGAGCACCAGTGCTACTTGCCGCATGGCATTAGAAGATTGGTGTCGAACTAACTATCAAGAAGTTATTGACAAGCTGCTAGAAGAGCAGGCAGCACAACAAAAACTATTGAAGAAGTTAAGTGCAAGATGAAGTATTAGCTTACGAAAGCAGGATGATCTCTAATAGCGTGGACAACTCACGCTATGTAGAGAACCAGCTACAAACTAAGAAGATTCAGTCTCGCTCCAGATGGGGTGAGACTTTGTCAGTTGAAGGGTACTTAGGTATCAAAGAACCCATTGATTACATAAAGAAAAGGGCTGAGTCTGGACATGCTGGTGTTGGATGGGCAAGACTCAAGCCACTGAACAATCTTCCCACTGAAACCATAGCAGCTACAGTAATAAGGACAATCATTGACACTCTTACCCTTAACCCTAGCTTCTATACTGTCGCTAAAGAAATCAGTGACAGGCTATGGATTGAGTCAATGCTTACGGTAATAACTAAGGAAGATCTAGCTAGATATAACAGGAGCAGGCAGCGTAAGTCTCACAAACTCAAGGGCTTGCAGCACATGACTGGCACTGTGCAATGGACAGCCAAGCAACAGATGTCAATAGGTGGGATGATGATCTATATAACAGAGAAACATACAGGTTTTATTGAGGTAGTAAGAGAAGATCTACCACATAAAAAGCGTAGGATTATCAAGCCAACTGCTGCATGTATGGAGTGGATAGATAAATTCAAGGACAAGCAGGGTATATTAATCCCTCACTATCTACCAACCATTGCACCTGGGCTACCATTTAATGAGCATGGATATGGTGGATACCATGACCCACGCTTGCAGATACCGTTACTGAAAACTAATAACGATGAGATAGTCAAGCACCTGAAGGGTGACGAGCCATGCAAGAAAGCACCAGAGATACTTAGTGATGTTCCCTTCACTGTGAACACTTGGATATATAACGTAGCAGTTGAGGTAGTAAGAAAAGATTTAAAGGTAGGTGTGATCCAACCTAAACCAGAGATTGATCCTTACCCTAAAGGTAAAGATGATGACAGCCCTGAAGTATTAGCGTGGAGAAAGAAAGCTAAGAAGCAACACATACTAGAAGAGAAGACAAGGAACTCTAGGATTGCAGTCACTTGGCTACTGCACATAGCCGGTGAACTAAAGGAACAAGACGAGTTGTTCTTTTGCTGTCAGTTGGACAGCCGTGGAAGAATTTATTATCGGCCACCATATCTAAACCCACAAGGTAATGATCTAAGCAGGGCACTCTTGCAGTTCTCTTACTACAACTACATGCAGACAGATGAGCACGTGAACTGGTTGCGTGTGCATGGTGCAAATGTATATGGGTTAGGCAAGTCGGACTGGCAGACAAGAATTGATTGGGTGCTAGAGCACGAGCAATTAATATTGACTTGTGGAAATGACCCTTGGCTTGCCTTTAGTTTCTGGACTAGAGCAGAGAAACCATTTAGTTTCCTAGCTTTCTGTCGTACCTATTACGAGTGGAAACAAGAGGGGCCAACCTATAAATGCAGGCATCCAATAATTTTAGATGCCACCTGTTCAGGTGTTCAGAATTTCGCTGGCTTACTCAGATCGCAAGAGATGGCAGAGCAGGTGAACCTCACGCAATCCGACAAGCCACAAGATATATATGCAGCAGTCGTTAACAAAATAAATGAAAGACTAAGACTAGATGGATGTGACGACAGCAAGAAATGGTTGATGCTACAACCTGATCGCAGTCTCACCAAACCCGCAGTGATGACAATACCCTACGCAGCTACGTACACTGCGTTCTATAAGTACGCCTATAACTGGGGTATTAAGAGAGCTAAAGATTTATACGGCAATACCTGTTGGCTTAACAAGACTGGATCAATGGGTACTGTTCACTTCATGGCTCGCATACTGCATGAAGAATCATCACGCATGATACAACCAGCAGTGCAAGCAATGAAATGGTTCAAGGCTATTGGTGTTAAAGCTGGTAAGAATAATATCCCTTTAAGGTGGACATCACCATCAGGATTATTAGTACATCAACAATACAATAGTACAAAAGATAGTAGAGTTAGACTTAAGTATTTGTCAGACATTTACTTAGACATTAGGGTACAAGAAGACTGTCCTACACTGAACACTAACAAGATGGGCAATGCTATCACTGCCAACCTATTGCATAGTTTCGACTCATCAATTATGGCCTTAACAATATTGAAATGTCGTAAGAAAAATGTTATAAATATAGGTGGAATCCATGATGCTTTTGTCACTGATCCCACCTCAATGAGTGTTGTTAGAGATGCAGCTAAAGAATCTTTTGTTGAGATATACAAGGATGATTGGCTGACTAAGATCAAAGACACACTCAAAGCACAGATACCTGTGCACCTACAACTGGATCTACCAGCCGAGCCACAGCTAGGCGACTTCGATCCAAGCACTACCTTGTCCTCAAACTATTTCATTACTTAATCAAATGGACTTCGTTGATTTAAAACCAATCCAACTGACAACACCTGACGACACATGCCTTACCTATTCATGGCTTGTTAACGCAGACAGCAAGTATCCTCCTGCTAGATGGCAGACAACACTTGTTATTCCTAATAGCCCAAGGGCTGTTGAGATAGGAGAACAGTTAGATACTTTCTTTCTGAACTTTAAGAAAGCATTGAAGGCTGCCTACCCTGACAAGAAGAAGGAAGACTACAAGTGGAATGAACTCCCTTGGAAATGGGAAGACCACGAAGAATTAAAACTTAAGAACGCTTTGATCCTCAAGTGCAACAAGAAGACGCACTCACCAGAGGGCACACCTAAAGCACCTCCAATAATTTTTGATAGCAGCCAGAAGGAACCACTAAACGATGAGCAGAAAGCAAAGTATGACAAGATTGGCCCTGGTACTACAGCACAAGTAGCCCTGTATGTCAGTCAATACAATCTGAGTGTCGGTACTGGATGCAGACTTACACCTGCTGCTGTCAACATCAAGAACTTTATACCTTTTGGAAGTCAGGCTAATACAGCAGAGGACTGGGGATTCACAGTTGATGCACCACAACAGGGAACAGGAACCCCATCAACAAATGACTTCGACTTCTAATAAATACAGAAGCAAGTTTGAAGCTTCAATCGCTGCTAACTTACATGCAAAAAATGTTGCGTTCACCTACGAATCCATACGACTGGAGTACACCCTCGAAGGGACGTATGTACCCGATTTCATACTACCTTCGGGCGTACTGGTCGAAGCGAAAGGCCACCTCCGTACGGAAGATAGACGCAAACTACGTGCAGTTAAGACGCAACATCCCCATTTAGATATACGCCTCTGCTTTCAGAACGCTAACGAAAAGATTAGCAAGAAGAAAAATAGTATGCGGTACTACGAATGGTGTGACCGCAATGGTTTCAAGTGGTGTCACAAAGTAATACCTGCTGATTGGTATGGATAAAGAAATCAGATGGATAAAGGGCAGACTCTACCGAGAGGAATGTCCTGGCAACTGGGAGCCGTATGATCCTGACGCACCTCCTGATACAGAGAGAGTGCAGAACATTAAGAAACGCAGGGCTGAACTTCAGACCATGCTTGACCACATAAGAAAAGCTACTAATGAATTACAGAACAACAGGGAGTGACCTTACTTATAAATATAGGGTTCGTGTCCTCACTCCTAGAAACGAGAAGTTCGATGAGTACATCATCGCAGCTAATAAAGAGAGAGCCAAGCGAGCACTGCTTGATAAGTATGGCAAGGATCATAAGGCTCTTGTCCTAGACCAGGAGCCAGGCAGTGTCTTCAAGTAAGGAAGTAAGCAGAGGGCCATGTCCACAGCCTGACTGCGATACCGATCATGGCAACGTCACCTTCGATGACGGGCATACACATTGCTACGCCTGCGACACAACTGTTCAACCTGAAAGACTAAAGAAACCTGACCCACTACCAACACCTGCTGCACAAAGGAGCAAGTTACTTAAAAACCTGCAACCTTTTAAGAAAGAGTGGTGTGGTATCACTGTCGAAACTCTTAACTTCTTTAGTTATTGCCAAGCTTTCTATCGTGAGCAGCAGGTACACGTTGCTACTTATAACGATCAGCAAGGACTGCCATGTGCACAGCACCTACGATTTAGAGACAAGAGATTTATCTGGATCTCTAATGATGGCATAAGTAACCTGCAATTCTGGGCACAAAGCAAGTGGCGGCAGAACCACGGCAGAGAATCCAATGTGTTCTGTGTAATTACAGAAGGCGAGAAGGATTGTATGTCAGTGAGTCAGGTACAAGGCAACAAGTTTCCTGTCGTATCACTGCCTTCAGGTACACAGTCAGTTAAGAAAGCAATAGGTGCAAACCTTAAGTGGCTGAGTCAATTCGCATGGGTGGTCATCTGCTTTGACAATGACACACCAGGAATCCAGGCCAGTCAAACTGCCTTGGAACTATTACCAGCAGGCAAGGCGGCTATCTGTCGCATCCCTGATCCATACAAGGATGCCAACGACATGCTCGTTGATGGTAAAGGTGCAGAGTTAAAGGATCTCTTATGGAAGGCAGTCCCAAGCAGGCCAGATTCTATAAAAGAGGCATCAACCTTATGGGATGTACTAATAGAACCTAATGCCAAGGCTATTGTTCACTTGCCTTGGACTGAACTCAATGAGAAATGCAGAGGCTTTCGTTCTAATGAGATGTGGTGTATAGCAGCAGGTTCAGGTACTGGTAAGAGTACGGTATGTAGAGAATTAGCGTATCACTTCCTATCTCAGAACTTAAAGGTAGGGTATATAGCTTTGGAAGAAAGTCTCAAGCGTAGCTTGCAAGGAATTGTAGGGGTTGCACTTAACAAGCCTTTGCATTTAGATGAGAGTGTCGAGATCCCCATCATCAAGTCGGCTTTTGATTCCCTCTTAGGATCAGGCCGACTTTTTTTATACGATCATTTCGGATCTTGTAATCCCGACACCCTCATTGAAAAGATTACATACCTCGCAACCGTTGAAGAAGTTGATGTTGTAATACTTGACCATCTAACCATCGTTGTCTCAGGGATCGCAGACCTAGATGAGAGAAGGGCTTTGGATGTTACGTGTACCAAGCTGAGACAGTGCGTTGAATCTACTGGTATAGGTTTAATAATTGTGTCGCACCTCCGTAGACCTGAAGGTAAGGGACATGAAGAGGGAGTGAAGGTATCACTTAATCATTTAAGAGGTAGCCACAGCATTGCCCAACTAAGTGACATGGTAATTAGCTGCTCCAGAAACCAGTCGGGTGACGCTGGTGAGCGTAGCCAGTTGCAGTTAGGTGTACTCAAGAATAGATTTAGTGGCTCAACAGGGGATGCCGACACCCTGCTCTATGACGAGAAGACTGGTCGCCTAGTACAACAAACAACTTTCTTCCAATGACTCTACTAATAGATGCTGACATGCTTGTTTACTCTGCCTGCTGTGCAAGTGAGCAAGACTTCAAGTTCAACGACTATCAACACGTACTTGTATCAGATGAACGTGATGCGTTGGACTATGTAGCTATGAAGCTAGAAGAATATCAGTCCATCACTGGTGATAGAGGCAAGATCATCATGTGTTTCTCTGACTATCCCACCTTTAGACATGAAGTATATAGCGAGTACAAAGCTAATCGAATAGGCAAGCGTAAACCCTTGGCATTTAAAGATGTAGCTGAAGCAGTGAGAAGGTATCACGATGTCGCTGTCTATCCCAACCTTGAAGCGGATGATGTGATGGGCATACTTGCAACTGAGGAGCAGCACCCTACTCGTGTCATAGTTTCAGGTGATAAAGATATGAAGACCATACCCTGTATTCTTCTGAGGAATGGAGAACTTGAAACCATTTCTGAAAAGAGGGCAGATAGAAACTGGATGTCGCAGGTATTGCAAGGGGATCGAACGGATAATATTCCTGGCCTTGTAGGTGTCGGGCCAAAAACTGCTGAAAAAATTTTGGGAGATTCCGAGACTCTTTCTGATATGTGGGACAAGGTGATAGGTGCATACGAGAAGAGGAAACTTACATACAAATCAGCATTGCTTTCAGCACGACTCACTAGAATCTTGAGACATGGGGAGTACAATTTACATAAGCAAGAAGTATCCCTCTGGGAGCCGCCCACCACATGATCGACGAAGAACTCTGGCCTCCAATAGATGAGGTACTCATTAGGAAACTAGAAGAGATCTACCCTGATAAATGTCCATCGATAGATGCACATGACCGAGAGATATGGAGGTACGGTGGACAGGTAGAACTAGTAAGAATGTTGCGATCTGTATATAATGAGCAGAACAACATCGAATAGCGATGGCAACTTACAACGAACCACTAATACTAACTTCAGCACCTGGAGCACCTACTAGTTCTGTTAATAAAACTACTGTTGACAGACCTTTAACTATGGAGGAATGGAATACTCTTGCTATTGGTAAACCAAAAGGAAAGGCTACACCTTTACCTGTTTTACATAACAAAGAATTTAAAGCAGGTACTAGGCCAAAGTTAGAAAAAGGTAGTCCATCACTTGTAAGTAAAGAAGATGTAGCAGCATGGGCACCTGAAGTTGATTCAGTGTTCCAAGCTGTACTAGGCAGAAATGCAGGAGCAGTTGGTCATCAATATTTTACATACGATTTAATGGCTGATACTGGTGCATTAATGGAAGATTATGGGTATTCATTTCCAAAGTCAAAGGGAATGGCACTTGCAAATATGGCAGCAAATGCTGGATTCTCTACCGAAGGAATAAATTTTAGCAAATCAGGTGTTGCAAATGTTAGCCCTCTTGCTACTGGTGCTGGTACTTGGAACCCAAGTAATAATCCTGAAGCATTTAACAGCCCTTTTAAACCAGGACAACAATTAGTTACAAAGCCAGATGGAACACGAACACTTGAACCTATCCCAACAACTGAAACTTCACCTGGAGGTCAACCACCAGCAGGTCAATCACCAACAGTTCCATATACTTCTGTTCCATTAAACCAACAGCCAATGCAACCTGTTGTTTATGGTGGCGGTGGTAGTAATACAACTGTCGTTACAGGACAAGGGCCACAAGCTAAGACTGCTGCTGATGCTTTAAAGATTATGCCTCAGAACCCAGTCGTATTAGCTGGTGGTAATCGACAAGATTACTCAAGACAAGAACGTAAAGGTGGCATGGGGCCAATACCAGGGGGAAGAGTAGGTGGTGGTGGTGTAAACATCTTTGGTTAAGGTTAGTATGGTAGGCATAACACGAACGATTCATCATGTGTGGTGGCGGCGGCGGTTCTTCTAACGAGGAAGCAAGAGAAGAAGCTGATGAAAGACATCAAGAGAATCTTGCTTTACAGCGAGAACAGATGGCTGAACAAAAGCGTCAGTTCCAAGTAACTAGGGATGACAATCAGAAAAGATATAGAGAACAAAAACGTATATCGGAAGCTGCTCCACCTCCACCACCGGCAGAAGATGCAGGCGTAGCAACACCAGCCATAGACGAACTAATGATTAGTGGTGCAAACAGAAAGAAATACAGATCAGCAGAATATAAGAAAGAGACAAGAGACAGAGCCACCTCTTCCCTTGGTATTAACTAATGGATTTAAAAATCAACGACATTGATCTTGCACCTGGTAAAGGTAGAAAGAAAAAGAAAGGTACTACCCTTGCTGGTAGATACGACCAACTAAAAACTACAAGAGATCCTTTCCTTCAAAGGGGTAGAGACTGTAGCAAGGTAACGATTCCATCTATCTGTCCTGACTCTAACCAAGGAGATCATGGAAAACTTAAGACACCTTGGCAGTCAACTGGTGCACGTGGTATAGCGCATTTGTCGCACAAACTTTTGATTACACTTCTACCTCCTAACACCCCATTTTTTAAGTTAGAGATAGATAGTCTTGCATTACAAATAGAAGAGCAAGGGCCAGAGATTAAAACAGAACTAGACACAGCATTAGTCAAGGTCGAACAAGCTTGCATGACATCGCTTGAGACAATGAGTGCAAGAGCTTCATTGAACCAAGCCTTTAGACAACTGTTGGTTACAGGTAATGTTCTTCTCTATGTACTACCAGATGGAATAAGAGTTATACATCTACAAGATTATTGTGTCGTTCGTGATCCAATGGGTCATGTTACTGAGATCTTAATAGAAGAAGAAGTCTACCCTGAAGCATTGCCTGACGGATTCTTACCTGACCAGAAGGAAAAAGAAGAAAAGTTAGAGGCGACAAAGAAAAGTATTAAGGTACATACATGTGTAAAGTTTGAGAACGGAGTAGCCACCTGGTATCAGGAGGTACGAGGAAAGGAGGTACCTAACACTTATGGTCGTTGCCCAGAGAACTGTAGCCCTTGGATTGTATTGAGATATGAGAAGCTTGACTCTGAAGACTATGGACGTTCACATACTGAGCAGTACTACGGTGATCTGACTGCACTTGAATCTTTGTATCAAGCAGTGATTGAAGCAGCAGCAGCAGCCAGTAAGATTTTATTTCTTTGTAATCCTAATGGTACGACCCGACCCAAAACCCTGTCGTCAGCAGCGAATGGGGCTATCATTCAAGGAAATGCACAGGATGTTTCAGTTGTTCAAGCCAACAAGCAAGCCGATCTACAAATAGCTAACTCAACTATTGATCGTATCGAAGGTAGGTTGCAGTTTGCTTTCTTACTTAACTCAGCTATCCAACGACCTGGTGAAAGAGTTACAGCAGAAGAGATTAGATACATGGCACAAGAACTTGAAGCAAGTATCGGTGGGTTCTACTCCATACTTACTCAAGAACTACAGCTACCACTTGTACGTAGGTTGATCTACATGTTACAGAAGAAAGGCAAGCTACCTGAGTTCCCTAATAGTCAAGAGACAGGTGAACCATTAGTGCTACCTAAAGCTGTAACAGGATTGGAAGGTATAGGTAGAGGTGATGATATGAATAAGTTAACTGAGTTCTTAACTCTTACTCAGCAAGTACTAGGGCCAGAGATAGCACAACAATATGTAAACTACGAAGAAGCACTGCGAAGATTGGCAGCTAGTGCTTCAATAGATACGACTAACTTAGTCAAGACCAGCGAGCAGCTACAACAAGAAGCTGCTGCTGCACAAGCTCAACAGCAACAAGACCAGCAGCAACAACAGATGATGGAAATGATGAAGTCATCTGCTGCATCTAAAGTTGCTGATAACTTTACTCAACCAGGTTCACCTTATGGCCCCCAATTCTCAGGAAACTCCGACGACGGAGCAGCAGGAAGTATCCCTAACTCCCTCCCCGATCTCAGGGCAGCAGCTCAAGGACTCCCCAGTGGCCCAGTCCCAGGAGGAGAAGGTTAAGGAACTACCTCCAATAGTTGCAGATAAACCTGTCGCTAAGAAAAAGAAAGTGAAGGAATCACAGGTTATTAAAGATAGCCCAAACCATATCACTATTAAATAACTACTCTCACCCATCACCATGCCTGATCCTATTACTATCTCAGAACCTGAGACTGGTGCTTTGTCTCCTGAACAGGAGGTTGACGCTAAAGACGAAGCACTAATAAATGAGTCGCAAGAAAATGGGCCAGTTAAATTTGCTGGCAAGTATGAGTCTGTCCAAGACTTAGAGAAAGGATACGAAGAACTTCAAAAGAAGTTAGGTAGTCCAGAAGAAGGCGACAAGCCAGAAGTATCTGAAACAAAAGAAGAATCAGAACCTAGTAATGCAACAGAAATCTATGGTGAATACATAGGTAGTCGCCTTGATGAAGTTGGTGTTGACTACCAAGGTATGAATACTAGGTGGCAAGAGACAGGTAAGTTAACTGACGAAGACTACACATCCTTAGAAGGTGCTGGCTTTACCAAGGATATGGTCGAAGCATACCTAGATGGTGTGCAATACAGACAGGCACAAGACTCAGAGCTTGCAGCCAAAGAAGTAACTTCAATTAAACAAGAGTTTGGTGGAGAGAAAGTGTATGACGAGATGCTTACGTGGGCTGCTGGAAACTTAGAACAAGGTGAGATTGATGCGTTCAACGACATGCTTAAGACTAGTAACCCACATCAAATAAGGATTGCTGTCGCTGGTCTTCAAGCTGCATACATGAACAATGCACCAAGAGAACCTAAACTTGTAGGAGGTAGAACAGCTAGAGAAGATACAACTAAGTACGAGTCAGCAGCACAGGTAGTAGCAGCTATGAATGATGAACGATATGCAACTGACTCGGCATACAGAAAACAAGTACAAGAAAAACTTAGTCGCTCAAACGTAATGTAAGGGGTATTATAAAAGCACCTAACTTCTCATAGAAGCGGCGGCCCCTTGCGAGGGATACCCCAAGTGGAAGAGATAGTTATGGGTAAACCCTTTCTATCTACCGTACAAATTGTATGGCTAACTTTACTAGCTCAAGGCTAGGTCTCGTAAATGCTACGGGTACTAGCTATGACGCTTTATTCCTTAAAACTTTTTCGGGAGAGGTTCTGTCTTCGTTCCGTAAAGCAACAGTGTTCGAGTCTCTACATAACGTACGGACTATAGCATCAGGGAAGAGCAGTCAGTTTCCAATAATTGGAAATTCTTCAACTTCATATCATACACCTGGTACGCAGCTTACAGGTAATGCTATTAAGCACGCTGAAGTAACTATCAACATCGATGACAAGCTTGTATCACAAGTATTCATTGCTGACATTGATGAGGCTAAGAACCATTATGACGTGCGTAGCCAGTATTCTGTTGAGATGGGTAACGCATTAGCGTACACATTTGACAAGAACGTAGCAGCTACTATTGCTCAAGCAGCAAGAACCAGCACTAACGCTAACACTGACTTACCTGGTGGTACTCGTATCAAGATTGTTGCTGCAAACAAAGCAGCCATCACAGGTGCAAACTTAGTTGCTGCAATGTGGTCAGCAGCCGAGCAGTTTGATATCAACAACGTCCCAGAGAATGATAGATACATCGTTCTTGGCCCAACTGAGTACTACAAGTTAGCTCAGACAACAGACGTACTCAACAGAGATTGGGGTGGTTCTGGAGCATACGCAGATGGAACAGTCTTGAAGGTAGCTGGTATCAGCATCGTTAAGTCTAACCACTTGCCAACTACAAACCGTTCTGCTGTAACTGGTGAGAACAACACATACCACGCTAACTACACAGACAGCGTTGGACTTGTCTTCAACAAGCAAGCTGTTGGTACAGTTAAGTTGATGGACTTGAAGATGGAACAGACAGGATCAGATGTACATGCACTATGGCAGGGTACATTCATGGTCGGATCTATGGCTCATGGTACTGGAGTTCTACGTCCAGACTGTGCTATCGAAATCTACTGGGCAACCAGCTAACTACCGTGGGGGCTATATGCCCCCTCTTTTCTTATGGGTCTTAACCTCACTTCAGAACTAGAAGCAGTCAACAAAGTATTAAGGATGATGGGTGAAGCACCTGTTAACTCCTTGGCTGGTCAGTTCGGTCTTGCAAAGCAAGCACACGATACTCTTAAAGAAACAAGCAGAACAATCCAATCAGAGGGGTGGTCATTTAATACTGACTATGAGAGAACCCTTGCTCGTACTGCTGGTACTAATGAAATTGAATTGAGTTCAGATATAAGCAGAGTGAAGGTTGATCCTTATGAATACCCAGACAATGAGGTAGTGCAAAGAGGATTGAAGTTATACGACAGAAGAAAAAATACTTCTATCTTTACTGAAGATTTAAAAGCAGATGTTACTTACATTCTTAGTTGGACTGACCTACCTGAACATGCCCGTCAATTCATAATGACAAAGGCAGGTCGCACACTACAAGAACAGATACTAGGTAGTGCAGATCTAAGTAAGATAAACATTACAGCAGAAGCAGAAGCTAAAGCTTTGTTCATGGAGGAGGAGAATAATGCAGGAGATCACAATATGATCAGAGGTAATCCTAATCACACAGGAGTATTTCAAACTTATCAACCAAGTCGTACTGTTCTTAGGTAGATGCCTTTAATTAGTTCTGCTATTCCCAACCTCATCAATGGGGTTAGCCAACAGCCGCCTGCATTAAGACTGGCATCACAGGCAGAAGCTGTAATTAATTGTTTGCCTAGTCCAGTTGAAGGATTAAAGAAACGTCCATCAATGAAACATATTGCTCAGTTGTTTACTGGCACAGCATTGAACTCAGGTGGAACCAATCGACCTTTCATTCACATGGTCGATAGGGATGGAGCAGTTCAATATATGATTATTATTTACGAGACAAGTAGTGGGCCAGCCATCAAGGTATGTGATTTAGATGGAACAACATACACACCAAGCACACCAGATGGTGTTAGTACCCTTGATTACTTAGACAATACAAATTCTCCATCAGAGGGAATTAGAGTTGCAAGTATTGCTGACTTTACATTCATTGTTAATAGAGAAAAGAAAGTAATAATGGACACTGCTTTGTCTCCTGTATGGGGAACAAAGTCAATGGTATTTATAAAGGCAGCTAACTATGACACTGAGTACAGCGTCAACTTAAACGGCACAACAAAAGTATTTAAGACAATGCCAGCAGGAGGTAGGGAAACACCTGCATCCTTTACCACTAGCAGCACAACTGTCACAGTCACAGCTAATGGTCATGGCTTATCAACAGGAGATGAAGTCAAGATGTCATTCCCTGCTGGTGTCGCAGGAGTAGCTGGTAAGTACACGATCACAGTACCAGGTGGTAGTGCCAATCAATTCCAATACACAGTTGCTTCAGCCAGCACTGCTTCTGGTAATTGCACTGTCGTTTATAACCCAACACTATCTAACGTCACGATTGCTAATGAGTTAGCCACCCTGCTTGATACAATCTCAGGGTTTACTGTTATAAACACCGACTACATCATTCGTATTACTAAAGATGATGGAGGTGCTTACACCTTAAGTAGTAAAGACAATAGAACTGGAGAAGATACCAAGGCTATTAAAGAAGTTGTTGATGATATGAGTGACCTGCCAACCATTGCAGAGCATGGCTTTATTGTCAGAGTGCAAGGAAGTAAAGCAACACAACTGGATGATTACTTCATCAAGTTCAACACAGTAGCAGGTACTGGATTCGGAGATGGAACATGGAAAGAAACTGTTGCACCTGGTATTGAATACAAGTTCAATGCAACAACAATGCCTCATGTCTTAGTTAGAAATGTGGCAGCCAATGGAACTGTATCGTTTGAATTTAAGAAACATACATGGGGTGAACGATTAGCTGGTAATGAAACAACAGCACCTGAACCTTCCTTTGTCGATAGCTACATACAAAACATCAACCTCTTTAGAAACAGGCTGGTACTACTAGCAGATGAGAACGTCATCCTTAGCGCTGCTGCTGCCTTTGAAAGGTTCTGGCCTGAGACTGTGCAAACTGTTGTAGATAGTGACCCAGTAGATCTAAGCACTGGTGGTACTTCTATTAACTTCCTTGTCTCAGCAGTCTCATTCGCTAACACTCTTCTCCTATTCAGTAGACATGGACAGTTCAGGCTAGATGCAGGTATCAATGTCGGTTCTTCTTTAACACCAAAGACTGCATCAATCACAGCGATGACAACCTTTGACATGGCTGACACTGTTGACCCTGTTGCTGTTGGTCGTAACCTTTACTTCCCTATACCAAAGGGAGATAGCTTCTCAGGTGTAAGAGAGTTCTTCCTACCTGACTCCAGTGGTTCAGTTCCTTTATCAGAAGATATAACTGCAAGTATTCCTCGTTACCTACCAAGTAATATCTGTAGCTTTATTGCCTCAGTATCAGAAGAGGCATTGATTCTAATTAGTAAGGATCAACCTGGAAGGATGTATATATATAAGTTCTTCTATGAAGACGACACTAAACTTCAATCAGCTTGGTCTTACTGGGAAGTAAACGCAGACGCTGGTGCTAAGAAAATACTAGGAGCAGGTATTGTTGATAGTGATCTATATGCAGTTGTTGAATATAGCGATGGTGTTTACTTAGAACATCTAGTTATAAGACCTGAGAATGTAGATGCAGGTACAGAGATAGAAATCCTGCTAGATAGAAAGACAACAGAATCAGTGTCAGGATTATCAACAGCACTTGTAAACCCTGGTGCATTAGGAGTTCAAACAACTATCACTCTTCCTTACCCAATAGCAGCAGGATCACAGATGGTGGTAGTAGGAAGATACGAGGCAGGCAATACTCTCCTTAGACATGGACAAGTTATTGAGCCTATCGCTGATCTAACTACCTCTAACTCAATCACAGTCCTTGGAGATCTCAAGACAGTTCCAAGTTCAGGTGACAATGCAGGTAAAACACCACGCTTCTTTATAGGTGAAAGGTATGAAATGACCTATGAGTTCAGCACTCCTTACATAAAAGAAGAACCCCCTGGTGGTGGTGTTGCAATAGCAGCAGGGCCGAAACTACAGATGAGGACATGGACTGTCTTGTTTGATGAGTCGTCAGCTTTTGAGTTGAAAGTTACCCCTGCTAGTAGAGACACAAACACTTATCCATATAACGGAATTGTCGTTGGGCAATCACCTCCACTCATAGGAGATCCTTCAGTTCTTACAGGATCTTTCCGTGTTCCTGTGATGGCAAGCAATATAGATACTAAGATAGTAATAAGTTCTACGAGTCCACTACCTTGTCGATTCCAATCAGCCGAATGGGAAGGGTTCTATCATACGAGAGCGAAAAGGATGTAGCCTATCAAAGACGTACAGAATTAGAAGATATTAGAATTATTGGCGACAATATGAGAGATGAAGATATAGCTGAGATCAGAGCACAGTCAGGGTTAACACCTGTGGCTAGTTTGTTCTACTGTTTCTTTAAGAGTAACCCCTGCATGACTATGGTTAGCAGGCATGGACACCCAATGGGTATGTGGGGTGTTGTACCTGAATCAGAGACATCTGGTCGTATATGGATGTTGGGTTGTCAGTCAATGTTAGATGATGCACGTGACAAGCGTACGTTCTTAAGACGATCTAAGATAGAACTAGACAAGATTATTCAGGAGTATCCTGTATTATTTAACGTAGTAGATGCTAGAAACAAAATCCATGTTAGATGGCTTCAGTGGATGGGATTTACATTCATCAAAAAGCACTCAGAATATGGGCCAGAAGGTCGTTTGTTCTATGAGTTCGTGAGGATTTAATTATGTGCGATCCCGTTATTGGTCTTGGTATTGCTACTGCTGCTCTGTCGATCATGCAGCAAAGGGCTGCTGTCCAAGCACAAAATGCTCAGATAGATTTTGAGAACCAAGCAGCACAACAGCAATACGATCAACAAGTATTACAAACCACAGCGAATAGGACAGCAGAACAACAACAGAAAGTTTTACAAGAAGATCTCATAGCACAAACTACATCTCTAGCTAATGAAGACTTTGAAAATAGAATTGCTCAGATAAATTTAGGAATGATGCAAGAGTCAGCAGCATCAGCACAACAAAAACAAGCAGCACAAAAAGAATTTCTGGAAGGTCGTGGAGAAGTACTGGCTTCTGGTCGTGTAGGTAATAGTGTAAGTAGTTTGCTGGCTGACTATCGAAGACAGAAAGCAGCATTTGATTGGGCAACAGATAGGAATTTAGCCTTCTCAGGAGCAGCAGCGACACAAGATAAGAGAGGTGCAGCGATAGAAAGAGCAGGACGAATTACTAGCCAACAGCCATACTTAGAACGAATGTACCTTGACCCGTTAAAACCAATGATGCGAGGGAAAGCTAGTGGTATTGGTTTAGTTGGGTATCTAAGTGCTGGCTTACAAGGTGCAAGTGCTGGCTTAAGTGCAGAAGCAAGCCTTGGTCAAGCTGGTTACACAAGAACAGATACTGGTGGTGCTAAAACCTGGTTCAATATGTATAGAAAACCCTCCTGATGGCTACTAAAAAATTCTCTTTCGGTTCTCCTGACGTAACTACTTCTAAGAAAAGAGGTGGTGGCCCTTCGATGGGAGCTAGTTCCTTACCTATTGGACAAGGTTTAGATCTAAGGATTCCAAGCCTTCAACCTCAAGCTTCAGGTGCTAGTACTTTTGTCGCTCCTACTGCACCTAGAGCAGCAGGGCCAACAGCAGTTCCACAAGGATCTACTGTTGCCAAGCCAAGTCCTGACCTAGATAACCTTGCAACATCACTTAAAAGTTTAAATACTAATCTTCAAAATTTTACGACTTCTTATCTTTCTTATGAACAACAAGAAAATAAATTAGCAAAAGAAAGAGCAGAAGAAGTTGCTGTCAAGCTTTCTAAGACAAATGGAAACTTGATGGGTGATTACAATAAACTTCTTGAGAAAGCAGATAGAGATAGAAATAGCAAGGTATTATCAGCACAACAAATAACATTAGCCGAGGATAATTACAACTTACTTAAGTCATTAGACCCCAGAGCAGGAGATTATTTAGCAAGATCTTTAGAATACCAAAAGGGATTACAGTTAATAGCTAATGCACCTGATTATATAAACAACTTAAGAGATGAAGATGACAAACCTATTATATTAAAACCATATACAGAAGATGGAACTCCAAGTCCATTAGATATTGCCTTAACTAAATACTATAGCGATGCAGGTGTTGGTACTCCAAGTGTTTTAATTGACTTAAGGCAATCGATGGTCAATCAAAATGCAAATATAAAAAGGACAGTAAGTAAACAATATGCTGATCAACAAGATGGATTTCATAAAGATGCTTTCATTTATGATATTAACAATAAAATAAAAAGTAATTTTTTAACTGAAAGGAAAGACTATGTAAAAGGAACAGATCTTACTGAAGCTTTTGATACCTTATTTATCTCAGGAATGAGCTTCAAAGGTCGTGAAGATATAGAGACTAATTTTAAGACGACATTAACTAATTTAGTTATAGCAAATTCAATAAATAAGGAAGGAAATATAGACCCTGCCTTATTTGATTCAGTTAAAGATTATATAATAGATGAATTAAAAGCAGCCGAAACAGGGCCACTTACTAATGAAAAGAGATCTTTATTAATAAGTGACAAAGGTAAACTAGGCCCATTCTTTATAGCAGAATTAGAAACAGAACTTGGTAATAAATATTATCAGGCGAAAAACAGTCGTGATCTTACAAATAAATTAGCAGCAGTTAACAGTGAACAAAATCTTTTCTACAGCAAATTAGAAAGTTTTAAAGATGCAGATGAGAAAACAGAAGGTATTCAACCGTGGGTCATAAATGTTGGTGGTTTAAAAAATCCTAGAAATGTTAAGTTCTCCCTTAACCCTAAACGATTAACAGAATACGCAACTACCAGAAAACAAGAGATTCTTAATGCACCTGGTGATTACAAAACTCGCAAAGATAAAATAGAAGTACTAGAAGATTTAGTATCCTTACATCTTAAAGGATTAGAAGGAGATCAATATACCGCAGGCCAAGAATTAGAGGATTATATTGGACTCTTTAATGTTTCACCTCAACTAAAACTTGCAAAGGTAAGACACGCTGAAAGATATAATCTTATTTCTAAAGATCAAGCTAATGACTTAACAAGTAGAGTAGATGGTTTAATTAGACTTCAGGAAGCTGAAGTGAAATATGTTATTGATACTGCCTACAATGATCTTGTACAAAATGAATTAAATCAAGCTGCACTAAATGACCTGCTAGGTGTTGCAGGAATAGAAAGCAGGAATCAAGTAACTGGTGATGAGCAAGTCAGGATAGCAGCCCTACTAGATGAAACTGTTCTTGAATCTAGTCGTATATGGGCAGATAAAGAAGACAAACTTAATAAACGCCAGAAACTTGCTGAGATAAGAAAGTTATGGGGTGTTACTAAAGACAAATTTAATAAGATGAATGTAGAGGCTAAAGATAAACTAAATGCTAACAATCCATACATTAAAGAATATGAACGGATACTAGGTAAACAATCCGATGTTCAGAGAACTGAAGGTGGTAAACCAAATTTAAAAGATGGAGAAGTAGAACAAGTTACAATCACAAGATTAGACAACTCTGTATATACAGTACCCGACACTTCTTATTCAGATAATGAAGAATATGAATTAGCTGTTAGTGATGTAGAAGAAGCTGTTTACAACTGGGAAACTCTAAGTGAGTACTATAAAAAATTAGTTGGAGATGGAACAATTAAAGATGGAGATCAGATATTAATGCCCGACCTAGACCTCTTAAGAAAAGATCCTCAAGCTTGGCAACGTGTTAAACCATATACTGCAACCAGTTCTTTCTTAACAGCAGGATTAGAGAAGGCGATTAAAGATAATGCTGGCTATCTTTCACCAGAAATATTAGATCAAATGTATAAAGATATTGACTTATTAATAGATAAATCTGAACAAGCTAATGATCCTGTTTTCCAATCTAATTTACATTGGAACGGATACAGTTCTAATCAACTATCAACACGTGGAAAAGAATATAAATACATTCCTACTTTCTCTGCTGCATTTCAAGAAAATGTAAGTGCTCAAGCAGATGCAAGAGGACTAGCAAAGGAAAGAACAAAGACAGAACTTAATCAGAAATTTAGAGGGATATATAAACCACTCATACATATAGGATGGTTAGACAATGAATTAGAGGCTTCAGAACTCCTTGGTTCTTCTATCTTAAAAAATTATAATAACAAAAGAAAAGAAGAATTATTTACATATTTCGGACAAGGTGTTGATCCAGCAGCACCAGAACCACATGAGATAACTTTAATGGAAATGAGAGGTACATTCTTTGCAGAGACACCTTTTCAGATTGTCGAAAAACTTGGAGAAGGGAGAGGAAAATTAAACGATAGAAATACATTAAGAATAGAGATGACAGAAAAAGCTTTATATGAAAAATATACTTTCTTAGAACAAATAAACGCATTAGATGCACAAGCACCGTGGATTCCTTATGCTCACGATCTAAATATAATTCTTAAAAAAACAGGTACACAACCTATTGATTTCTTGGTTAAACAATATAAAGTTCATACAGGAGATGAGATGCCAGAAAAACTTAAAGAAAGAATTATCAAAAGATTATCTAC